TATGCGAAATGGCAACAGGCGTGCCATTCAGCCTGGCAGCATTGAGCGCGATCAGCCCTGCGTTGGTGTGGATTGTGCTGTACATGGCCATGTTGTCGTCTTCGATGGAGGGGGCGTCGGGGTTTGGATCAGGTCAGCGTTTCGAACTTCACCCAATCCACGTACAGCGAGAACTGCGCGCCAACGAAGATCTCGAAGAACCGGCCACTGAGGAGCGTGTTCTCTTCGGTCCACATGACGTCAGGCTCCCCATTGACGATCAGGGTGATCTGCCGGCCGTAGATCTCCACACCCACCACATCGGTTGCCAGCAGCACCGTATTGGCCGTCGCGACGGTGTTATAGCTGGACCCGTCCACCTTCCTCTGCAGCCTGACTACGCCCGTCGGCGAGACCTGCAGCCGATAGCAGGACGAATAGACAGGGCCGAGGTCAGCACGGGGCTTGCGCAGGTCAAAATTCAGGGTTCCGCCTGCGCTCGGGAGCGCCATCACGCGCGAAGTGAAGCGAACGTTGGCGTTGCCAATCTCTACCGCAGCGCCGTTCGCTGCGCCTGAGATTGTTTTGCCGGGACGCAGATAACCACCGAGGGTCGAAAACGCTTCTGGGGTGGCCAACCAGATCAGCTTTGCGCCACCTGCAGCACCATCCATGGCCGAGCCGTTGAGTTCGGATCGGTCGTCCTGGAAGGTGTCCGACGCATGGATGATGCCGGGGCGCGGCAGTTTCTTGAGCTTGTGGCCCGGCGTCGGCGCACCGGGAATGGTCATTACGAGCGTTTTGAATTCCATCAGACGATGCCTCGTGCGATCAGATGTTGATGAAGGAACCAGGCCTGCAACTGGTGGCCAAGGGGGTTGAGGTGGACGGACCCCGCAGCCGCCCGGAAGGAGGCGGGGACAGTGCCAGCGGCAACGGCGGCAACGTCATCAGCTGTGGCTGCGAAGCTGGCCGAGATCCGCTTGGCCACGTCGAGCGCATAGGCGCTGGCCAAGAACTGGCGTACTGGAGCGAACGACGCGCCAAAGCGGGTGAACAACCAGGTCTCGACCGCACGGATGTACTGGCCGATCTCGGTGCCTGCCCCCTCTGACGGCCCACGGTCGAGCAGCCCCCAGACCACGTAGGTCGGCTTGAACGGGGTCAGTGCCTCGACATGCGCCGAGTACCAGCCCTTCACAGCTTCGACCGAACGTTCGCCGGACAGAATCAGTGGTTCGTCGTTGATGCCCTGGCCCAGGAAAGACAGCTGCCCGCGCAGCCTGGCGCCTGTGCTGCACACAAACCGCAGCTTTCCGGTCGCAACTGCTGCGCCATCAAATGCACGGGTGAAGATCCTGCTGCTGCCGGACGCTCGCAGCTTGCCGTCGATCCTGGTCCCGTCCTCGCAGATCGCAACGACCTGGTGTTCCGAGGTGGAGGCGCGTAGTGGGTCAGTGCTATCGAGGGTGACGGTCGTCGTGCCAGAGGCGGCGACCATGCCGCCGACAACGGTCGCAAGGATTGCATTGGAGCCGGCGCGGAATTGAATTTCGTCGGAGCGCTCGCCGCTGACGCCCATGTTCACGATCTGCTTTCCGATACGCTTTTCCAGCACCCGGGTCCAGCGATCGGTCCAAGGATCTGCAATGTCCGCGCCATAGGTCGTGGAGTCACCCCACGCCACTGCCGGGAACAGCGAGACTCTGGGGTGGTCGGCCACCGGCTGGCCATCGCGATCCAGCTGCAGTGCCACGTAGCCATCGGCATAACACAGCGCAAGGCTGGTCTCGGCATCGCCGCTGCGCACGTTGTATCCAATGTCCTGCTGCACCTGGAGAGAAAGGGGCGGTGCCAGCTTGGGTAGCATCAGGTCGCGCGCGTAGTCAGTTGGTTGGCCATCGGCACCCACCTCGACCCAGGAACGCCAGCGCTCATCCCCGAACAGCAGCGATGCACGCACATCTGCATGGGCCTCGAATACGTGGATCATCGCGTCTACGGCCTTGCGATCCGCCTTCGACGCCAGAGAATCCGCGCTGAGGAACTCGATGCCGCCAGCTCGCTGAATGAAGAGGCCGGCATTGGGCACGACCTGGCCGCCGGGTTTCACCGGATCCACGTGAGAACCGGCGTCCAATGACAGAGGGATCTCGATCAACGCGTCTACAGGGTATGGACCCTTGTCCAGCGCTTCGGCCCAACTGGATCGACCAATTCGGCCGCCGCGCTGCGCATCTTCAAGCGCGTTCAGCCGCTCAGGAACCTCCTGCAATTGCGCCAGCGCGGTCGCGTACGTCGGTACCTCGCCGCCTTCGGTAGCCACAGACTCTCCGCGCGCGCCATGGATGATCCTGTGCGCCAGGTCACTGTCCTTCGTGAATTGTTCGACCTTGTTTGCAACGCTCATGGGGTCTCTCTTGCGGGTAGGGTGATATGGAGCAACGTATGGAGGCTGTCTGCCGCAGCAATGGCTGCTGCCTCGCCAATCTCTATGGCTTCCAGCAGGAGCGAGACGTCTGAGTACCGGGCGCTGACGGCCATATCTCTGCCTACAGCTGTGACGCTGGCGGTGTGCACCGCGCTGGGACTGGTCAGTCCCGGCACAACTTCTTGCAGGTGAGAGCGCAGGTTCTTGGTCGCCTCGACCGTTTCAAGCAGCCGCTGCAGATCCTCTTTGCGAAACGGTGTGACCATGGAGTCGATCAGGACGCGGAACGTGAACGGATCTGCGTGGGGAACGCGTTGATGCCACTCCTCAACGCGAGCCGGTACGCCAATGGCCTCTATGGCATCCAGCATCGCGCCGACAGTGCCTTTGCGCCGACGGATGGCCAGCGACCGTTTCACCGTCATTCGCCGCACATATACCGGCCAATCCGGCCCCCACGTGTCCACGCTGAACGACCAGGCGAGCCAAGGGAGCATCGCCTCGGGCGCGCGCATGGGATCGAGCGCGCTATCGAAGGGTGCCGGAACGTCCGACACACGGGCCATGGTCTTGGCGACCGCCACCTCCTGCGGGGTGGCGTTCGGCGGCAGCAGGCTAGACATTGCCCACCGTGCGATGGGTGATGCGGATCCCGGTGCAACGGCTGGCCTCACCCACGCCCACTGCGATGTTCTGTGCAGGGCTGATCAGAGTGACGTCGACCACACCCTCCTGATGCAGCGCACGGTCCAGTGCCGAGCGGCTGACCATAGCCGCCATCCGCGAATTCTTCTCGGCGTAGGCGGCCGCTTCATCCTGGGCTGCCTGCAGCACCACGGCCGGGTCAGGGCCGGGATAGACATCGAGCACAGCCTCGATCTCGTACTCGATCACCGACGCGCTCAGGACGGTCACAAAGTCGGTGAGCGGGCGCACGTCTACGTGGTTGACCGCCGTGGCTACCTTGGCCAGCAGATCGTCAGGCGCGGTGCCATCGCCTTCGCGGGAGAGGACGTAGACCGCCACGTGGCCGGGCTGGGGGCTGTCGGCCGAGGCATCCAGCACGCGAGGGTCTGCGGCCAGGGCGTGGAAAATGTAGGCGCCGGCGGGGCCAGCCACGGAGAAACCCTCGGGCGCCATCTGGATCCGCCGGCGGAACTCCACGTCCGATTCCATCACCGCCGGCACTCCCAGGGCAGGGCTGGCTTCGGTCACCACGCGGCGCTCGACGCCATAGAAGGCCCCGAGGTGGTCGAGCATGGAATCTTCTGCGTAGGCCAGTAGGACGGACTTGATGCCTTCGTTCACGCGCTGGCGCAGCAGCATCTCGCGGTAGGCGCCGACCTGGGCCAGCTTGTAGACCGGATCGGACTCGACCACTGCGCTGTAGCTGGGATCCTGGGCGCGGTACATGTCCAGCCATTGGCCGAGCAGCACCTCGTAGTCGATGACTTCGACCGCGCTCGGCGCAGGCAGGCGAGACAGGTCGACGGCAGAGAAAGTAGTCATGCAGCCATGGTCGCCAGCCCCACGCGCGCGCGACAGGAGCTGGCGCTGTACCGGTGTGCGCTACAAACCGGACAGGTGATTGAGCAGGGTGTCGATGACCCCCTGCTTGTCGCCATCGGCAAAGCCCAAGAGCTCGCGGCGCTCGTAGCGTACGCGCGGGCCACCGCGTCGCACCTGGTCGACAAGACCTTCCTGATGCACGCGGGCAATGGCAGCGGCGCGGCGAATGAAGAACACCGAGGCTTCGCTGGCGTTGCCGCGTGCCTTGAGGTGTTTGGACTGTCGGAGCCGGGCGAACATCTTGCGGCGGCGGATCCTTCCGCCCTTCTGCCGCTTCTGGTTCTTGCGGCGGGCGTACTGGCTGCCGTCCGGTGCGCGCTGCTGCCCGATGCGCTCGCTCTGGGCGCGCTGCAGATCCTGCGCGATGCGCCGGGCGAGGCGGGCGCGTCCGGCAGGCTCA